TGGTTTGTTTATAGCCCTGGTATATCAAATGTTACGGTTACAGGTTCGTAGCCTTCAAATGCGTAGGTTAGGGTGACGGTGGAGAGGTCGGAGAAGTCGGTGATGCCACGATACATCATATTGCCTGTCGAACCTTTGCCGCCAATCGAAAATCCTTCATATAATTTTCCGGACTTTCCCCACAACGGCATATCTGCTCCACGTTTTGGCGGAACAGCATGTTTATCAGAAGTTTCATAATTAAGCGTCAGTATCCCGTTCTGATAATCAAATTCTGCAGAAACAAATGTTAGTGTACCTTCGCCGCGTTGTGTAACTACATGTAAATCAATAGTTTTCTTTTCCATTTTTTTAGTTGTCGCCTCCAACCTTATAGTTGTCTCAGATGTTGCCTGGGCGGACGGTTTGTTGATAGTGGGGCTCGTGACAGTTATAGTAGTTATTATTGTACTCGTCGTAGTGTTAGCGATAGTAGTGGTTGTTTCAACCGATGTTGTTGTTTCTTCAAATATTATGCTCGTACTACTATCATAAAGATTAGCTCCACATCCAGATAAGAAAAACATTGCTAACGCTGTAATTATCCATAATTTTCGCATATTTACCACCTCAATGGTATTATATGCGATTTTACAGAAAATAGCAAGAATCATCCAACCCCATCAAATATACCATTGACAAAATTCAGCCAAATACCACCTACATTTATTCGTTGTGACTCACCAACCTGGTTGTCATTAGCGTCCGTAAAATACATTACCGAATTGTCAAGATAAAGCCTATAGTTATCATGACTGCCAATCTCAACCATGCCATTATCATAGCACCTTAAGAATGATTTGCTACCATCCGAGCCTCTTGACAATATGAAGCTTGTGCCCCAACTCGGATCGATGTACCGCTGGAATAATATTGCGCCTCTGATTGCTCCGTTCCGTCTATCAATAAAGTGTACTCCGTTAAACGTACCGGCGCTTGATATAAACGTACCGATGCGCGCATACATATCGGAATCTTTGCTTGATACCTGTTCGGCGCTAACCGCCTCAAATGATTCTCCATCATATACCAGAGAACCATCGCCGAGGTTAAATGTTCCATCATCAAGATTAATCCAACTCTTACCGTTGAGGGATTGCAATATTCCTGTGCGTATCATTGCAGCAGTAATTAAGCTAAATAGCGCAGAGCCATCATTAGCCCAACCGGTAGATGGTGGATTGTATATGCCATTTTCAAAGTAGAATATACCCGCCATACTGTACGCCCAGACTTTTTTTGCCTTTTCAATATCTGGGTCGTCCAGTGCAAGATACATCCTGCCTTTGTGTATACCACCGAGTTTATCTCCATCAATTTTGTACCCGCCTGCAACTCCGGTAAACAACGAAAAAAGCGCTCTGGCCGCTAAATCCATAGCGTTGATCTGTTCCTGCTTTTCGGCTAGTTTTTGGCGCAGACGAGAGATTTTTTTATCCACCGAATATTGATACCCTGCTGCAACTTCAGACACTCCTACGGCTTTCATAAGGCATTTGCCGTTGAATACATAATTGTACTCAGTGATAATGGTTCTGTAGGATTGTCCGTTTGCGCCGATAAGCTCAATCATGTCACCGGCTTGCATTGCAGGATCGTCTCGGCGGTTGGATTGGAAAGGCAGGTATGTAAAACCTAACAATCGTTCATAGATATCGTGGATAATTTCCTCTGCGTTTTCCTGTATCAGCGGATTGTCAACTATCCTGACGGCATATCTATCTGACCCTGCAAGGATAATTCCGTCGTCGGTTTCCAAAGATACACCGGTAATGCATATCGGGTCATCATCGATGGATAAATCATAACGGTTCATTACATCGAGTACGGCGTCCGGTTCTTCCGGAGCGAATACGCCGCCGTCATAAGTCTTATTGTTCCACCACGAGAAATCCCCGCCATCTACATTGACATCCGGGTTATTTGCGTCAATGCCGACTTCCTGCACCGCCCCGGGATTTTTAAACCAACTAAGTTCAAGCTGACCCCAGCGGTTGCACCGGGCGAATGAACAGGATAACTCGGCAATGTAGTGAACGATATCCCGGCAGGTCAAATCACCCTCGGGCCTTGTTTGAATAATATAGTTGTCATGCAGAAACGATGATGTGCCGAGTGGTACACCGCAATGTTGGCAAACAGCCATCAAGAGATTTTTTGCTGATACGGGGAATGGGATATTAACTTTTGAGAATGGTACGTCAAACCGAAGCATGTAATCCGCAGCTAAAAGGTCAATTGCTCGGAATGGTCTGGCGGGATTTTTTATCTTCGATTCAACGCCATCCACAACAAATATACCAAGCGGTACCCATTCGTAGTCTTCGTCAATCAACAGTCCGACTTCTGGGCGGATGATAGCGCCGTTAAGCTGCACATCGTCAAAACGGCCGTCCTCATTAACCATGGAGATAGATAAATCAGCAGCAGCGACACCGCCTACCGAAAACTCGGTGCCGCTGATTACCGTTTCTTTTACCTTAAGACTTTTTTCAACAATATCTGCACCTGTCAGTTCGAAATTTTCAAAAGCAGTTTGAATATAGACCTTAAGTTTCCAATCACGAACATCAGCCAACACAGCGGATTTATACGCCTGTGAAACTGGGTACATATAACCACCTCAATATTCTATTAACGCACAGGATAGGGATATAACAGCTCTATTCCCTGATTTAAAAACTAGTTTGGATTTTCTGTCTCCTGCGTACATCTGCGCTGTTTTTCTGCTCGCGCTGTTCATGTCCCAGAAGTCAACTGTAAATTTGGCCGGAGCCAGCGCATTAACTACTGTTAAGTAATCAGAATGCGTCAAGCCTTCCCAGGATACGTCAATCCGGTACACACCTGCACGTACTCTGTCTCTGATTAAGTATCCCTCGCTGTTTCTCATGGTTGCATCGCTGTCAAGGTCGCTTTGCGTAACCGAAAATTCTGAAGGGTTGGGAAGTTCTACGTCATTAATCTTAATCAGCGCCATTTATCACACCCCCAAAGCAGGAGCGCCGGTTAAGCGGCTTTGTCTGGTTATTCTTTGAGTTGTTCGTCCGACAATTGTTCCATCGTCAAGCAAGATATTTGCTGTCAAAGTGATATCCCCGCCGGCAATGTTGGCAATCATACCTCTTAGCCTGTCTAACGGTGCGATAACTTCCGGATTTGACCTTGCCCCGGTATATTCGGCGACTTGTACGAGACTTGGGCCGTATGCGATACCGCCCTGGGCGAGTTTGGGGATTTTAGGTACAGTAGCAGGCAGGGAAAACTTCCAGTCCTTCCCGAAAATTTTGCCGATTGCGCCTGCAATACCGCCTATCGAATCCACAACACCTTTGGCAACGTTGTATATACCGCCCCACAACATATTTAGGCCATCAATTATAAGATTGAGAATACCTTTGATGACACCATAAATAGCATCCCAAATGCCGCCAAAGATTTTTCCGATGCCTTTCCAAGCCTTTTCCCAGTTGCCACTGAATACGCCAGTTATAAAATCTAAGATACCTGTAAGTGTTTTTATGAGGCCGCCTATCACGTCGACGATAAAGGCAAAAACAGTACCAAAGACATCGCCAATCATACCGATAACAAACGCTATCGGAGGACCTAACCGCTCAACAACCCGGGTTACAAAAGGAGCTAAACAATTATTCCATAATACTAAGACAAATTCTATCAATGCACCAACAAAATCAGATATATTATCCCATAGAGGCTTTAGGTGCTTATCCCAAAGCCATGATACTGTATTGCCTATGTAGGTAAACACAGGTTTAATCGCATTGTCATAAAGCGAAAACCAAATATTACGCAGACTATCACTAAAATTCTGAAATGCTTTGAGAATACCTGCTCCGTGTTCATCCCATGTATTCTTTATTCCTTCAAATACATCGAGGGCGACTTTTTTCGCAAAATCAAATGCAGGTGTAAGTATATCTGTGGTATATAGACTGATTTGTTTGCAAACAAACTCAAATTCTTTTGCGAATTCCGAAATAGCCACTGCCGCAACATCAGAGAATATCGGGGCAAAGGTCTGGCTGAATGAGTTAGTAATATTCGGTATCCAGTTGGTTGTTAAATAGCTGCCAAATGGCGCTAAGGTGTTTGTCCAGAGGTTTTTGGCCGAGGTTATAACACTACCAAAAGCGTTTTGTGCCGGCTGTTTTAAATTTTCAAAAGCCTTACTCCAGCTACTGATTGAGGGAGCAAATTTTGTGCTAAAATATTCGGATAAATCGGAGAGTTTAGACTTTACAGTCTCAACCCAAGCTACATCAGGCTGTTCGATTTGCGGAGCTGTAATTGCAGCAGCTCCGATTGTACCCGTTGCAGCTGCTGCGTCGCCGGTCGCGTCTCCGGCGTTAGATAATACGTTAATCTCGTCGATTCCAGCTAAAGCCTTTTTTGACTTTTTGCCGGTTTCCTCTGCCGCGTCGCCCAAAGCACTTACAGCCTGCGCTTGTTTTTGGATTGATTTTGTTTCAGCGGGTTTGCCAAATATTAATTGCATTCCAGCTGCAAATTGAGCGGTAACCTGCTCGATTTTGCTTGCTAGCCTGTCTAACGCGGGTAAGACAATATTATAAATCGGCAGGAATGCTTGTCCTATATTAAGTTTTATGTTTTCCAGTGTAGCTAAAAACCGTTGCTGTTTAGTTGCAGTTGTATTGGCTAAGGTATCGCCATATCTTTCATAAGTCTGCTCCAAGATGGCAGCCAAACGGATTTGCTGCTGGGTTTGATATGTTAATTGGTTCCACGATTTACCGTTAGCAAATTTCTTGAAAGCCTTAGTGCTTTCCAACATGGAAACGTTGACATACACACCCAAGTCTTCAATAGCTTCAGTGGAACCTAAAAGTCCTGAACGTATACGCTCTGAGACATCCTCAAACGACCGCCCAGTCTTGGATGATATAACAGCGGCCGCTTTCATCAATTCTTGGGTGCTTGTAGCGGTTTCTTCTGCGCCGCCAACAAAGCTGCTTAGCAGGTTGGAGAATGTTGAACCATATTTATATGCATCAGCTCGGGCCATGCCGAACGCTTTTGACTGTGTTTTTACCCAATTATCGAACGCTTTTGACGCAGAGCCCATATTGCGCTCGATGTTGCCCATCGCACTCTCGACAGACATCGCCATTTGAGTACTGTCTTTTATTAATTTTCCGATGGCGAGAGCGCTTACCGCGGCGCTGACAGCTTTAAAAGCTTTGGTTGTACTTGACTTAAATGTGCTTATTGAGGATTGAGCTTTGGATAAGCTCTTGCTTGCGCTAGAAAAGCCTTTGTTAAGTGATTTATTGGCTTTTTTGGAAAAAACATTAATCTTGATTTGTGTCTTGCTTAGCGCTCTAGTTATTGCTGAAAAATCTGCACCACCGCGCACTATAAAATTACTGCCCGCCAATTATCTTCACCTCCCCGCCAAGCATTGCATTGATTGCTTTTACTCGTGCTAGCATTTCTTCGTCAGTCATAGGTTCTTGTTTTTTGCCTATATGTGCTAATATTTCTTTAAGTGGCCGCGGTTGTTGATGTGGTTTTCCGAGCCACTGAATTGTCCATAACGAATTGAGATATGCGAGTGTTATCATATCTTCTTTTTCTTGCTGCATGCGCTTGTTATAGCATTCTGCATACACATTAAGCTCATAGGGAGTAAGCTCCCAAAATTCTGTAACCGAAATACCAATAGAGACAGCAAGCTCAAGAGCATTATTTATGCTGAACTCGCTGTCTCCTGTGCGTTTTTTTCGTCAGTATCCTCTCCGGCTCCCATAGCTACGCTTAACGCTCGGCCCATTATTTCAGATACTGTGGTGAAATTAGAATATTCATCCACCAAATCCATTACCTTTTCGGGCGTTAGGGTATTGTCTTCATGGACTAATCCAGCCCATATAAAAACTGCGATTTCTTCTACTGTCAAATCATCCAAGCTGATTTTTGCAAACGGCTTTTTTAACCTTTTTTCGATGAGCGATAGCGCTTTCATTCCATACTTAAAATTCCTAGATTTATCAAGCTGTATTGGATAGTACATAATAATCCTCCTTAAAAAGAATAGAGGCGGTTATTAGCCGCCTCTTATGATCCGCTAATTGTCAATGTAGGTTTTCCCGACACTTTGATAGTTGCTGAGAATGACAGCGGGTCCTCTAAGCTTGCGCTAGTGCTGATTCCGGTAACTACGCCTTTGAATTGCCATGATGCGCCTATGTTAGTCGGGAATTCAATAACAAAATCTTCAACATCTCCAGATTCGAACAGGTCATATAATTCTTTTTGCCCCTTGCCTGTGGTCGGGTCAAAAATACCCTCTATAGAAACCTCGCCGCCATCTTTAAATCCACCGATAAATTCACGATAACCACCATCACTATCAAGCGTGGTAACATCTATTGTATCGGCGGACAATTCCAGACCGCTTATACTGGTCAATTGTGCAACGGTCACAGGAGAGGTTTCGCCAATTTTTAATTTAGTTCCTAATGCTCTAACCTTAGCCATGCTTTTACCTCCTAAATGTAAATTGTAAAATCGATAATCCCACGATAAACTTTGAGCTCATGCTCGTATTGCTCGGTGATATTCTCAATATCTAAATCTTCAACGTAGATATCGCCATTTTCGCCTATGTAGGTTTTCGGGAACGATATAAGCATATCTTCGATTCCTTCCCGTAAATCCAACATATCAGCGTATTTTGGTGCCATAATGTTGAACATAAAAGATAACGCCTGATGGTCTATATAGCCATCAAGCGTTTTGATTATATCTGTGCGGGTCCTCATATAAACCAAATATGGATTTTTGGCGTTTTCCGGGGCATTGGTGGGGTAGGTTTTAAGATTTGGGAACTGCTTATTAAGTTCATATAAAAGAGCTTTTTCCATAGCACCGCCACCTATTCAATGCAGTAATATTCTTGTCCGCCTTCGTTTCTAAGCGATACACCTTCTTCGATTGGAAAATCCCCTGCAAATTCATACGAATAGTATCGTATTTCTTTTTCAGGGTCCAGCTCGTTAAGTATTTTAATTAACTCTCTAACCGTCATTTCAACCCCGCCTTTGCTATCTCCGCATCGATTTTCTTTTTCATAT